CTGCATGTCCAGTTCTTTCTTCGTGAGCTGGGCAGTAACCCTGTAATTCGGAACCTCGTGCGTTTACTACATCAATGTTTAAAGTTTTTAAAAAGCTTTTCATCTCCTCGGTTGTCATACGTCATCCGAGTTCATTTCACGAAATTGCCCCGTTTCCCAAGACCAATTAAGTGATACATCTTTTAAGCCAGAGTTACGGCTTGCAACAACTTTAAGTAATCGAGTGTCATCTACCGCTTCATCTTCGCGTTGTAAACCAAATATAACGTCTGCATCTTGGTGGAATGATGATGAGTAACCAATAGCATCCGCAGTAACGCTACCCTTTTTCATTTTCCATGTAAGAACTTGCGTAGAAATAACTACGGGTTTATTAATCTTTTGAGCTAAGCGTTTAAGTGATCGTGTTATATTTGTTAAAGCTTGGGGTGTGTTTGATTCATTGGTTTGCTCATCAATCATAAGGTAAGTACCATCAATAAATACAATGTCTGGGTTCTTGCTTTGGACCTTGCTTGCAATACCGCTAACTGTTTGACCGCTAGAGGAGTCTACAAACCAAAATTTATCTCGCATGTTTTGAATACTTTGAACCTTGCCGTAATAACGAGCTTCCTCTTCTGGACTTAATGATCCGGTCATGAGGCGCCTATGAGATACCCGCGCTCTCATTGAATAATAACGAGATTTCTGTTCCGCGTTACTCATTTCAAATGAATAAAACATTGGAACTTTGCCCTCCATGTGCGCGGTAATAGCCATCTGCAACGCAAGCGTTGATTTACCAGTTTTTGGAGGTGCAATAATTACAATCAATTGACCCGGCTGTAGACCCGAAGTTACTTCGTCCATTGTTGGAAACCCTGTTGGAATACCAAGGAGACCGGGATTGTTTTTTCTATGTTCGTATTCAGAAATAGCAAGCTTTGCAGCAGACGTTACTTCTAAATCGTTTGATCTATTTAATCCCTCTTCTTCTAATTTTACAAGACCAAGTTCTAATGCGCGGATTGCGTTTTCGTGGTCGTGATCTTTTTCAAGGGATTCTAAAGCGGTAGATAAAGTTTTAATTACTCGTTGTTTACGACGCTCTTCAACAATCTTATCTACAAGATAAAAAACACTATCTTCAACCGGCAATAATTCATAAGATGGAAAGTTTTCTTTAATTGCATCTACACTTGGACATTCTTGATATTTTGAAAAATGATCTTGAAGAAATTTAAATATTTTTTTATCACTTGAATCGGAAAACCAAAGCTCGTTAATATTATTTTCAAGAACAAACGACAAATCGCGTTCTTGTATAACTTTACTTAAAAGCTTTGCTTGATGATTCATAAAGAATTAATATCCAATCCCCAGTGACCGTACTGAAGTAGTCTAGTAGGTATATCCAAAACTCCAACAACCTCTGGTCTGTACGGTAGCTCACCTACAAGCTTTTTTACAGAACTGTAAGATGTGTGATACCTAAATGGATTTGTTCCATATTGGTCAAGGAAGTTAGTCAACTCTAGTAACTCTTCTTCATCAAAGTCAAATGAAACTAATTCAAGCGTAACCCCACGTTTATTTGTATAAAGAAAAAGATAACTTAGAATCTCTTTTCGCACATTTCTTTTTACTTTTGGTACTTTAAATACCTTAAATCTTTTTTTGTTAGTTACCTCGGTGCCAATAAAAACATCAGTTGTCACTAAAAGCCTCTGGGGTATGTCATTGCTGATATCCCCTTTGCGCATTAGATAACCTCGACTTTTCCAAACTTTATAATAAACTCTCTAAAGTTTTGTATAGATTCTTGTGCTTTTTGTGCATCTTCTAAAGTTGCTTTGTTTGAGATCTCCAGAGGATAGTTCTTTCCACCGTTAGCGTCAATCCTAGCCACAACAAAAGCAACGTGCTTACAATTTCCCCTTGTATCAAATGTTGGGCAAGTGCAACGAAAGTTTTTTTCATTACTAGAAACTTCGTAAACCATAGGTGAGTTATTTTGAGGCAAAAAGATTTGAACAATCTTAAAATTATCTGCCACTGGAGTATCTTTCATCGGACTCGTAAATCTCCCTTTGTTGAATCAATGCGTAGGTACGCAAAGGCTTCTGAAGCAAAGCTAGCAGTTGCGTCTCCATAGCGTCCATACCAATTCTCTAATGGGATATTAGTAGTGACTATAGTAGGCAATCCGGCGTTAAACCGTGACCGCAAAACGTGATGCAACATATTTTTTTGCCATTGGGAATCTGTTTGATGTTCATTTCCAACATCATCAATAAGTAAAATGCGAATGTTGTATGCATCATTTTCACAATTACCTAAAATTCCATCTAACAATCTTGTGTTTTCTTCTGTAGCGTTTTCCATAGTTTGGCCTTTAAGGTCTAACAAATCATTAAAAGTTGTAAAATAACAAGGTTTAATCAAAGTAGAGTTTTCGCCAACTGAAAAAGCATCAAGCGATAAATCTTTAATAAAACCTTGAAGAATAGCTAAACCCAAAGTTGTTTTTCCATGCCCAGGTGATCCTGAAAATAAAAGACCGTAGCCACAACGACTCTCATCTGATCTAATAATTTTCTTGTCTTTAACAAGTTCAACCCAAGCTTTAACAGCCTTCATGATTATGGGATCAACATCTTTGCAATCATTTAATTCCCAACCGCGACGGTTCTTTGGAATGTTTGCTGCTTGTAACCAAGCCTTGCGCCTGATCTTTAGTTCATTTACATCAAACATCAAATAGTTTCTCCATTGATCTGGCTACTCGAACTTCTTCTTTATTAACCTTATCACCATGAACAGTAGTGCTCTTAGCCTGACTTGCCAAAGCGCCAAACATTTTTATAAACCTTTTCCAAATCATATCTGGGTTATTAAATTCCGTATTGTGAGATATGGAGTCAAAAAACGCATCCATCATTTTTAGTTCAATCTCGCCATTAGTTCCGTGCGTGTCGCGAGCTTTGGCAAAAGAAATCTTAAAGGTAGTTTTATCTTGGGTCCAAGGTTGAATATGCCACATGTTTTGAACACGCTCAATAAACTCGGTAGTAGATGCTGCAACGTTTCTTTTTGCTGGATCAACTTTGTTTTTAGAAGCCACATCTTTTTGAAATTTTTTCTGCTTCAGTTCCTCGTTTTCTTTACGGCGATCTTCCTTCCACCGCTCGCGCTCGCGCATCTGATCTTCGTAGTAATCGTTGTCCACACCGCCCCCTACTGGAATATTTAAAACCTTATTAAATTCTTCGCCGGCGTCAGCCGGCATATTTTTTAAGTTATATAGTTGTTTACTAGAACTACTTATAGCTGTATTACTATTATTAATATTACTTACAGCTATATACTTGTTCTGCTGTAACAGAAGTTCAAGAATTGGACTCCCATTACCGAACTCCCATTTTTGATTCAAGTAAGAATGGGTAACATACCGCCCGTTGACCATTTGCCTTTTGGTAACAACCAGCCCAATCTTACGTAGTTCCCTTAAAGCTGTCAGGAAAGCCCCGCGACCCTCTTTGAAGGCGTCAGCAAGGCTGTCAGCGGTCACTGGAGCCCCTGTGGCGTGTAAGTACATGAAAGCACCCAATGCTCTGGCTGATAGGGCCTCTACGGGCATCTGTGGCTCTTTATCGGTCATTCAGTATTGATTCCTTGATTGCTTTTATTAGCTCATCCACCGCCTTTTGAATATCAGCGCTTGAGTCCTTAGGTAAAGGCTTAGATTCCTTGGGTAAAGGCTTAGCTTCAACATTTGCGGTTGCGGTGTTAAGCGGTATTCCACCGGAAGTTAGATCGTAAACTGATATATCAGCTTCTTTGCAAGCCTGTACGACCTCCACGGCCTCTTGGCTATCGTCTGACCATAGGACGTAGGCCTTAGCATTCATAGGCTTTATAAGGCTTATTGCGCCCTCAATAGGGTCATCAGAAAACTCAATGCTGGATTTATCAACATTTTCTAATCGAGCATCTGAATGAGAATAAATAATTACTTCAGCTTTATTGTCTTTAGCCATCTGCATGGCGTATACCTGACCGCGACTTGGAACCTTTTTAAAAGGCACCACCATCGTAGACTCTTCACCTTTGTGAGCGTAAAAAAAGTCTTCTAGTATTGCTTCAACATTTTCTCGGCTGGTATCTCCTTCACCAGCCACCATAACGTAGTTCATATGGCCTCCTTTGGAGGCATACCCTACATCAAGTTGTTGGTTGCGCTAAATAGACCGCTACCGTGCTTCCCAAAATGAGCTGATCGCTAAAGGCTTTATTGGCAATACGGCTTTGGATAGCAAAAGCGTTTTTGTAGTAATGGCTTCTAGCTTGGTTTACAGACCCGCCTTCCCAATAAAAATCTGTAAGGTTTCCCGGACCGCCCGATCCTGAAAAGAAATCGGCAACAAGCGCGTTATTTTCAAACAACGCTGAATCAAACCAAACAATAGTTCCAATACTCGTAGTGTATGCAAACCTAATTTCCGCATATGCCGCATTACTTGGTGCAAACCCAAGAACAGAAGCTCTGTCCCAATTTGTTCCAGTTGCATCAACGGTAAATGGATCTGAAGATTGTGAAGAAATTAAAGTTTTTGATGAGTCGTACCAGTATATTGTTGAAGTTAAATTAATAGATCCACTATTAACTTTTGAGTAAACGCTAAAAATATAATTTGTATCTGGATAATGAATTGGCATATAATCAGCCGATGTTGTTGCTGATTTAACTAAAACAGAAGTTGCCGTTGCTGTTAATTTTAAAGCGTCTCCAGAAATATATACAGTTCCAGACGTAGAAACCTCAGCTATATTAATATTTGTTTTTGCATAAGTTATTGTTTTAGCTGTAACACCAGTTAAAGTATATGTACCATCAAACGGTGATCCAACACCTGATACAACAACAACGCTACCTACTTGAAAATGATGGGTGTAATTTGTAGTTAAAGTTGCGTAATTTGCATCTAATTTCTTTTTTGAAATTGAATAAATGGTTGTTTCTGGTTCAGCGGTTGATGTATCAACGGCGCTGGTTGCCCCAGTTATAGACCATGGTGTTAAAGGTGTTGCAAAATGTGGGTTTTTAAGTTCATTAATTCTTGTTGCTTTCATTGTTAAATGAACTTGACGAGCTTCATCAAATTCTGTAACAGATGCAGATTGTTCAAATTGAGCGCAATCAAAATAATGGTATTCATTACTTGCGCTTCCAGCAGAATTTGCTATAGATATAGAAGGGGCGGCGTAATAAGCATCTGCTGGAGATGTTGCAATAACGTAAGGTCTTGAACTACTAGAAAATGTTGAGTTGACTAAATTTGAAAGCGCAGCTCCAGTAGATGATGAAATATAAACACCTTGGCGCGTGTACCAATCAATACCAACTGTTATATTTCTTGTTGTAGATCCCGCCATTGAGTAAACGCTAAAAGCATAAGAGGTGGACGCGGATACTGGAATTCCATTAGTTATAGCAAAATTTGCACCACAATTAATTTTTAATGTTTGAGAAGATGCGCTTGTGTTTTTAACAGCTAAAATTCCACTTTGTTTATTTGGAGATAGTGGCAAAGCTGTTGGCTCATTCCAAGGACTTGGGGAGGGAGTAACTTTTGGATATTCTTTGGTTGACGGGTTATATGCTTTAAAAATACCAACATCTGATGCAACTAAAGCAAACGAAATAGTTGTGCTTGTGCGTGCTGTAATTGTTTGAGGTCCGGCAACATTAAATAGTGGTTGATAAAAACCCTCTACCGCAATTTTATTTCCAACTTGATAATTGTGTGAGCCAATTGTCAGGGTTACAACGCTTGTTGATAACTGCGCATAAGTAATATTTTTAACACGAAGGTTATATAAGTTTGCAGTTAAATTAGATGATATCCAATGTCCATTTGATTCTTCAAAAGATGAGTCATTGTAATCAAGCATCAAATTATGACCTACAACAAGACCATCAAGACTTGGATTTGGTGTTCCATCAATAGGAGCTGGTACCGCCCAACCGCTAAAAGATTTCATGTATTCTCTAAATCCTTCGGAGCTTCCTTTTTTCTTAACTTGCTCAATTGCGTCGCGAACTAAAATGCGTGATTGTTGGTATCCAATTTCAGGTTCATAACTTAAACCAAATTGTTGAAGCATAGAGGGTAGTAAACGCCCGCTAACTTTTTGAAGATTATATT